GGAACCTGTGTTATCGTATTTTTTTATACCTAAATCAACGTATTTTTTTAATCTTGTTGCGACTGGTGTGTATCTATTTTTATTACAAGCCATAATGGCTAAACCAGAACTAATACAAGCATCGTATTTTGTTCTATTATTAATGTTAAATTGAGACCAGTCTTCTAATGTTTTTTGAAAATACATATCGCCATAACCTTCCGTTGTTCTACCTACATATGTTTCAATATAACTTTCAATAGCAGCAGCGTGTGCTTGCTTAATATCTTCACTTGTGTTTGGTATACCACCTATTTCTTTTTCAGTTGAAGATAATTTATTCCACACTTTATCAGGGCGGTTCATACTAAAACCTCTATAACCTCTTCGTTTTAAATAGTATAATAATCTAGGTTTGTTGTTTTCAGCTAGTATTGGCATGCCATAAAAAACTAAAGCCATAAGCACATCTTCAAAAAATATTTCAGCTGTTTGAGGTCTAGCTACATATTCTAAAAAGAAATGGTTAGGTGGTGCGTCTTCCATAGAAAACTTAGTTAAACCATGTAAAGCTCCATTAGAACCTTTACCGTCAACAGTGCCGCTAATATCGTAAGAGTCACAACCAAATGCTCCAACATGCTCATTAGCTGGATATTTAATACCATTTTTATTTATAACTAAATTTTGTAGTTGCACTGGCGGTACCCATGATATTAAAAATCTACCATCTTTATTTGGCATAAAGTTAACTTTAGTATCCTTCATACCATTTTGCCACATAAAACTACCTCTAGTAAAATTAGCTTTATTATTAAGCTCTTCGTTATAATCTATCTGCTCGTATATTTTAGTTAGATTAAATAAACTTTGTTTTGTTTCGTCTCTAAAAGCGTGTTGCTCTGTTCTTGGAAACTGCCTGTAATATTCGTTTAAACTATCTTGATCTTGTTTTAATCCTTCAACTTCGTTTTCCCAGTGCTCAATAACTCCTGTTGTAATTTCGTGACCATCAATTCCTTTAACGCTATTTTTTCCTCTAATGAAAACAGGTAATCCGTAAGTGTCCATGAATCCTTCGTAGTTCCACTCCATAGGTATGAACAAGCTATAGAGCCCAGAAGATGTTTGTCCGTTTCTATTTCTTTTTGTAACGTCTGAATTATAGTATAGTTTCTTGAAGTTGTCTCCACCTTTATCTAATGAATTTGAGGTGCTACCCATCATACACTTGCCAACAATTCTAGAACCTAGCCTTAATGTAGTCTTTGTAACTCTCCAGTTATTTAATATATTATCAGGTCTTTCCCATTTACCACTTTCATCGTGAGCTAATAGTTTTAGCTTTTCACCATCATAAGAGTTATCACCTGTATTTTTCCAGTCAATAGTAGTATCTAAACCTTCTATTTCTAATTCTTTGATATTTTCTTGAAGCTTTCTTCTAGTAAGCTTTGCGGCTGGAACTCTATACGCCAACTCCGTTTTCGGCCTATCCATTCCATCTTGAATAGGTTTAAAGAAAAAAGGGTAGTTGACCGATATCGGGACAACTTTATCTGTAAACATTTTTTTGGCATCGGAACCAGACTTGGAAAGTATACCGAATCTAGCATCGGAAGATATTGTAGCTTTATTAACGAGTTCTGCTGATGCCATAAAAGAGAATCCAGAACGTCTGTTTTTAAGGTAACACATTCCGTAGGATCTGTGATCTGCTTTACAAGCTTCCCAAAATATAAAGAAGAGTCTGTTTGCTTCTCTGTAGTCGGGAGCTCCAACATCAATTTTTGACCATTGCAAGTACATGTAATGAGTACCAGTAATATATACAGGACTGCCACAATTGTAGAAATGAAAACCTTGTTCTCGACGCTTAAATTCTTCATCGATATATTCATACCATTTTTCTTTAAAACTAATTGGATATTCTTCCCAATCAAATCTTGTTTTTATTTTTTGTAATTCCTTTGGGTATTCAAACTGTTTCCAGTATTGTTCCTTTTTGTCCTTGCTTCGTTTATACGGTTCATCTGCTGCTGGTAAAGCAATCCTGAGATTTTGTATTTCAATGATCTGTCCAATCTTTCCTGTTTTGCTAATTACTACAAAGTCATAATCTTCATTATAACCATAACTCCATTTTTTATACCTATTATTTTTAGATAATATTTTAGGATTTATAACATCTTTTACTTCTTTCCAAAGCGTTTGTTTATAACTCACTTACTTCTCCCTTCTGCAAAACCTTTAAAACTTTTAACTTGTTTAGTTTTGTCTTCACCGTCTAAAACATTTTGCTCTTCTTCAATACGTTGCAATATTTCAAAAGCATCCATGATACATAGCTTTTTAGTAGCTGCAGCATTCTTAAGTCTATCAGCTGCAAGATCATCATTACCTGTTTCAGTAATAATTTTTTCTTCTGCTACCTTAATTAACTCGTCAACTGCCCTACGCCCAGCTCGGATTATATTCTTTCTCGTTTCCTTCGTACTCATGGGTAATAGCTATATCATTTGATTTCATACAATAAAGTCGTTCACCTTCTATAATAAATTCAAACTCTGAATATGGGGTAAACGTTACAAGTGTGCCAGGTGTTATTCTAAGATCGTTTAATAAACTATTTCCATATTTTACTATACCAATATTAGATTGTTCTTTTTGGTTCTTAAAATGGTCTTTATTCAAAACAGGTTTAACAAAACAATAATCTAAGTGACACTTTAAATTATGCATGTATATTTGCTCAGGTGAACAAAAATACATATCGTCTTTAAAAAATGTAGATGAATTTTTTTCTTTACCTTTCATATCATAATATCTTCTAAAAATATTATGATGAACGTAAACTACATCACCTACATTAACCTCAGTCCTATAAGCCGCAGGCTTAGCTACTACTACGGCTTTTTTACTAACAAATCTATGATCTTCAATGCTAGTATTAATAATAAGTTGCTTATCATTAACTTTTCGTATATTGTCATATCTTTGTTCTAAAGGTTTTATAATAAACCTATATAAACTTTTCATCAATACTTAAGATCATATTCTATAGCTATAGCCATTTGATTATTAAATCTTTTCCAAGGCAGAACTTCATTATTTTTTTTAATAAAAATAGAATATTCCCCACTCTTTTCATTATTTAATATAGCTTCAATAGTATGACCACCATAAACTTCTTGTCCAAGAGAATAGTGCATAGCATCGTTTTTATAATCAGATCCTATACTAATCTTCCTTATTACCTTCGACATCTTCTTTGATTTCAGTATATGTACCGTCTTCTAAGTTTATGTTAACAGCTCCATATTCTTTTTCTAACTCACCTTTAGTTTTTTCTATTTTTTTATTTACTTCAACTATTTCGTGAAGCAAGGCGTGTTTCTGAGTTTCAGCAACACCTATGTTACTTAATAAATTGCTTAGCTCTTCTTGCTGTTCTTTTATTGTCTTTAATTCTTCTTCTTTTATTTTATTTTCCATTATATTAAATTTAATTTTTGTTTATTTGTAATATTACTATCACCTATATAATCATAAATCTACTATTGTAACTGTGTAGCCTAAAGCTTCTAGCTGAGATTTAACTCCTTCATGTCCAGTATTTAATGATTGTTCAGCCGGTGAAGCAACTTCTATATTGAAATTAGTATTAAAGTTATCTAACTTCAATAGAGAACCAGGAGATGATGTATATAAAGCTTCTGACGCATAGTTATATAAACCAGCGTTCATAGAGCTACCATTTTTTGGTAATCCAAATTCTAATCTAGAGTATATCTCTGATAACTCAGTAGTAGTTCCACTTACTACTAGTTTAGCGTCTCCGCTTGCTTTTATTTTTAATGCCATTTTTTTTATTTGTTTTGTTTATTCTGATACGTTTATTACTCCTTCGTTGTTCCAAAGTCTTCCAGATACTCCAGGATCACTAGTTGGTAAACCTGAAAAGTTTAAGTCTCTTGGATTTACCCAAGATAAATTTCCAGATGAATCTGATTGTAGTACTTGATTAGCTGCTGGAGCTGCGTCAGGCAGTTTTATATTATAGCTAGCTTGAGAACCTCCAAGATGATCAGGTCCTTCAATTGAAACATAATGCGCTGTACCAGCGCTACAATATAAAAATAATTTTCCATTGTTAGTTGAATCTCCTGTAATACCTATCGATGTTGGTGTTTGAATTCTATGAGTTGGATTAGTTACACCTACACCAAAATTACCAGAACCAGTTATATAAGAATTACCATCATGAGCAACTCTAAAATCAGGAGTAGTATTATTAGACATGTATACTCCGAAAGCGTTAGCTGTGTTTGGAGCCGTAACACTAGTACCTGTAGCATCTAAAGTTACAGAATTAGCTCCAGTAGGTTTAGCTCTTTGACCTATTGCTATAGCAGCAACTGCATTAGATTGTGCTTCACTACCTATTGCTACACCTCCACTTGCCGTGCTTAATGAAGAATCACCTACTACTACATTAGCGGCGTTATTAGCTCCTGTAACACTAGCACTAGCTCCTATAATAGTATTATAAGTATTTGTAGCAGCTGTATCTGTAGCAGATTTACCTATAATAACACTATTGTTTCCAGCGTTATTAGTAGCTCCTTTACCTAAAGTAAAAACTCCATCATCCCTAACTGTTAACATATCTGCTGATGCAGAATCTTGTACTCTAAAAGCGTAATCAGTAGTTGATGTAGCAGATTTACCTATAACACCTAACCTAGCGTTTATGCTATGAGAAGTTCCAGTAGTTCCAGATACAGTTACAAAACCTGCAGTTGTACCTGTAATATAAGTAGAAGAATATAATAAAAGGTAATTTGCTTGAAGTCTTGTGCTATAACTATTTATTTGAAAATAACCACTTATTGGAGTTACTATTCCACCAGTTGGTAATACGTATAAACTATTTATATAAAATCTAGAATTACTACTTAAACTATATATTATATTACTAGTACCTGTAGTTGTTATTGTTCTAGTTGTACTAGCTATTGTGCCATCAGCAGTGTATATATTATCACCACCGCCTCCAGCATCTGTCCAAGCTGAACCATTATAAAATTGTAATTTGTTATTTGTAGTATTATATATAGTACTTCCTGAAGCAGGACTAGATATAGCATCTCTAACAGTTGTAGTAATACTAGGTGGCACCATGCCTTCTGCTCCTATAACTCTAAAATCAGGAGTAGTATTCGAGGTCATATAAACCCCAAATTCATTTGCTGTGCTTGGTGTAACATCGCTTCCATTAGCATTTAATGTTATGCTATTAGCTCCAGTGCCTTTTGCTTTAGCCCCTAAACCTATAGAAGACGTAGGTGCTTTAGAAGCTAATCCTATTGCAACTCCAGTTCCAGTAGCTGTCGAAACTTGACCCATGGCAACGCCGTTAGCACCACTGTTAGCTCCATTACCCATAGCTATCGCGTCAGCTCCAGAACTTGACGATCTACCTATAGCAATACTATTACCTCCAGATGCTGTTCCTGTACCTATACAAATATCAAAACTATTGCTAGCAGTAGCACCCGCTCCTATAGATACTGCGCGATAATCAGTTGATGACGCTCCTTTACCTAAAGTAAAAGTACCATCGTCTTTTATAGATAATAAATCATCTCCATTAGAGTTTTCAACTAATAAAGAAGTAGTAGCAGAAGTAGCACCTGCGCCTTTAACGTGAAGTCTAGCATTTATAGTAGTATTATCTCCTATACCAACATTACTACTTCCATCAACATACATTTCAGTAGTTGTTGTTCCAGCAGATCCATAAGCACCACCACTATGTTTACCTATTTGTAAAACACCATTAGCTGATCCTCTGAAAAATTTACCAATATCATCACCTGATTTACCTATTTGAATCATGGAACTACTGCCACCACCACCACCAGTCATAGCTATAGTTGTGTTAGTATTATTACCAAAGTTTGTAGTTGTACTTACAACTATTTGGCCAGTATCTCCAGATTTTAAAACTAAATCTTGAGAAACTCCATACGATGTAGTAGAACCACCTGTACCTGCTGTAAAAGTATAACCTCTATTAGAATTAAAATGTACTTGAGGTGCTGAAGAGCCGCCATAATTACTACCATGAGCAATTATATCTAAATCTGTGTTTAAACTTCCACTACTAGAACCACCTTTAAGTCTTAACTGTGCACCACTATTAGTACTATAAGCAGCGTCTACTCTTTCATTTTCTATCTGTAAAAAAACTGGGCCTGCTCCCGCAGCGCCAGAATTACCTTTAAAATTAACTGAATAAGGTACATTTCCATTATTAGCTATAGTTACAATTCTATTTTCACTTATTGTTCCGTCAGCTGTATAAATACTGTCGCCGCCAGCTGCGTCCGCCCAAGCAGATCCGTTGTAGAACTGTAATTTGTTATCAGTTGTATTGTATATTGTACTACCTGTTACTGGAGAACTTATAGCGTTTCTAACTGTAGTGGTTATACTAGGTGGTATCATACCTTCATTACCAATAACTCTAAAATCCGGAGTTGTGTTTGAAGACATATAAACACCAAAATTATAAGGAGTTGTATTAGTCGCTTGAAAACCAGCTGATGAATTTAACATTATAGAAGCAGTGCCACTACCTTGAGCGTATGTACCTATATTTATATTTCTACCAGTTGCTGCATTTAAACCAGCTTCATATCCTATACAAATACCTTCTTGACCAGAAGTAACGCTTCTGCCTATAGAAACTCCTCTTTGGTTCGCTACAGAATCTTGACCTATTATTACAGCTCCTACGTCTCCAGCTGCAGTTCCTTTACCTATTGCAATAGCGCCATCATTACGAACTTGCATTAGTTCATCACTATCAGAGTTTTGAACTCTAAAAGCGTATGAAGTATTATCATTGTGCTTACCTACAACGCCTAGCCTAGCAGTTAAATCGGCTCCAGAATTATAAGTAAAATTTGGACCTATAACACTATAACCGCTGTTAGTGCTAAAACCACCACCGCCATAAAAAGTAAATCCATAAGCCCTAATTGACGTGTTATGACTAGTAAAATTTAAGCCTATAGAATTAGAATTATTACCAGTATAAGCAAAAGTAATATTTCCAACTAAATCTATAGCTTTTCTTGAAGCAGCTACACTATCTCCATTTGGGTAAAGTGTAAATTTATTTGCGGAAATAGTTGGAAAAACATTGCCAGTTCCGTAATTTATAGTTAAATTATTACCATTAAGTTTTAACGTTCTAGCGGCAGATAAAGTACCATCCAAAACAAAGTTAGTTAACTGATCTTGAGTATACTTAGTGTTAGTAGTTCCATCAAATCCTACTACAAAAGATGTGCCTGTAGCTGCTTGTCCTGTAAAGTCTGAAAATTTAGTTGCCATATTATGGTGATTGTTCTGTTACAAGTTGTTGACCTGCTTCAGATTTAATTAAAATTCCTATTTCTGTTATTAAATCAAATTGAGTTCCAGGCTTAGGTCTTAATGACTCACCTGGTGGAACCATACGTTCAGGTAATATATTTATTATACCTATTATCATTACTCAGGATCTGGAGTTGCAGGCGTCCAAGCTTCAGTTGCTAATAAAGCTAATGCTTGTTCGTGATTTAAAGTTTCAATTGGAACAATCCTATTGTTAGTTATAAAACTAGGTTCAACTTGATAAGATAACATAGCTTGTGTATTAGCTACATTTCTTCTCATAGTCTGCGAACTAGTTGTATTTATTTGACTAAAATCTACTGATGAGGTTTGAGTATCTATATTTATTACTATATATGTTGTCATTTTATATATTTAATTAACCAGGTACACTAGTTGATCTACCTGAATTTGCTGGATTTGTTACGCCGCTAGCGTAATCAGCCATATTAATACTGTATGAATTATTAGAGCTTGAGCTCATGTTACCTTTTAAATCTGCTATTGTTAAATTAGTTCCAATGCCGTTTCCAGTAGAACCAGGTGCATTACCTATTATCTTTTCTTGAGTTATATTTGCTCCAACTCCATCATTACCACTAATAACATCTCTTGCTACTAAAACAGATCCATTAAAATAGGTGTAAGATTCATCCATTGGATACCAAGCTACAGGTTGTATTCTAAAGTTACTTAAATCTTGCGTAACTCCATTGTTGTATAGGTTTAAAATATCATCAGTGTTTAACGCAGAGTCCCATATGGCTACATTTGATTGATCTCCAACATACTCAAGAGATGAAGCTTGAAAAGCTCCTATAGTTAAATCTCCACTTCCATAGGTTATACCTGTAGAACCAGAAGCAACTGCAGATGTTAAAGCTCCATCTACATATAAACTTACTGTTGTGCCGTCAAATGTTCCTACAATATGATGCCAAGTGTCATCCATTACAGTAGAAAGTCCTGTTGTAGCCCATCCTGTATCATTACCTTTACGCATTGTAAAAGCTATTTTATTAGTAGTTGCTCCTGTATAAAAACCATACGCGGCTCCTGATCCTGCATAATATTTAGCTAGAGGATATCTATAATTACCAGCTTGAGTTCCTCCATTTAACCACGTTGAAACAGTTATATTTTGAGGTTTTAAAACTGTTGCATCTGGAATATCAAATGTATCTCCAGCACCGTCAAAGTAAACACTATAACTACTAAACGGTTGTTTCTTAGTTAAATTACTTGTAACTAAATTAGTGGTGTCCATACCTGAGCTTTCACCGTTTAACGTAGATACATTATTGTTAACAAGGTTTTGCTCTGTTAACGTTATATTAGTGTTGCCTTGTAAAGAAACACTACCACCTCTAATATTTTCTGTTTTTAATCTAGGTGAATTGTTTCCACTTAAATTATTCCAAGGTCCAAAAGCTCCTCTATTGTTTCCACTTACATCTGTAAATTCCATTCTAGAGTTATTTCCGTCAGTTATAAAATTACAATTTGAGGAATCAAACTTATAATATAAAAAAGGATTTAAGCTAGAAACATCATTAGGCACTCCGTTGTTATATATAGTACTTACGCTAGATGTTACGTCAGTATCGTATATTACCCAGTCTGCGTAAGCAACAGCTCTAGGCGGAAGACCTCCACCACTATAATTAAATGATCCTATAACGCTTTGTTTTCTATCATATTGAAAACCTGAATATGAAGTACTCAAAAAAACTTCTTCACCGTCTAAAAATAATTTCATACCACCTTCATTATTTGAAGTGGCGTTTGGTATATAAATTATTAAATTGTGCCACTCTCCATTAGTGAATGGTGTATGGTCACTACCAACAAATCTGCTTGCATTATTACCATAAATCCTAAAAGCCCCGTTGTCATAGTAAGTAATAGTTTGATAATAACTATCACTAAAGCTTACTAAAGTTCTTTCTTTATTACCAGATGTGTATGGTCCATTAAATTTAAACCAACAACTAAAAGACAAGTGATCAGACGTAAGTTGATGATAAGTAGTAGGACTAGAGTAGTTTGCTGTTCTAAAACCAAAGTAATTAAAACCTCCATATACACCGGGGTTTCTAGACGAAACACCATCATTTACAAAGTTCAAATAACTAGAAGAAACACCTGTTGAAGCAGTTTGGTTAAATATAGCAAAATTTCCTTTATTTTCAGCATTAGTTGTAAAAGTATCGTCAATGTCTAATTTGTTCCAGCAGATTAAATTACTAGATTCTACAGCGTTTGTTGTGAGCGGAATACCTGTGTTGTAAAGAGAAATAGCATTAGAAGAAGACAATGATTTATTCCAAACTTGAGCATTACTTAATTCACCATTAAAGCTTCCAGCTAAAGAACTCATTGCGCTACCGTTGTTAATTCCTCCAATAGTAGTTCTAGATCCTCCCGCGTTTGCATCTATATTTCCATAAACAGGTAGTGGATAGTCTCCAAACCCAGATTGAGTAACTGAGTTTTGTAAAATACCGTCAACATATATTTTAACGTTACTAGTATCTTTATCGTAAACACATAAACCATGATGCCATTTATTGTCATTAGTAACTATTAATGGATTTCCTTGAGGATCTAAATAAGGGCTAGTTGTGTTTCTAACAAGAATATTATCTCCATTAGTGTTATAAGCTGAAAATAATAAATAAGCTCCATTATTGTAAAAGTAGTCTTTAGCAAAACTCCATCCTAAATCTCTAGTTGGGCCTCCTCCTCTAGTTCTCGCCATAATAGTTAAACTACTAGTTGAACTTGTTTTAAACCATATAGAAGCTGAAAAAGAACCTGCTATTTGATTTAAAGTTCCTTTTAGATTTTGGTTCATTACTGTCATTTGAGTTGAACCTGAAATATTAAAACTAGTTGGAAATGAAGAACGATTATCTGGTATTTGCCACTCACCTGCTGTATCTGCTTCCCAATTTGCTGATTGATTTAGTTTCCACCAACCTTTAAGATTGGTAGCTTGTGGTTGTGTACCAGATAAAGGTGAACCGTAGTTATAAAGAGTTGTTACATTAGCAGGTAATAAGGTGGTATTCCACATTTGAACATTACTCATTTTACCTCCATACTCATATGTTGTAGGTGTGAGTGCTCCTAAATAAAAACACTC